TGTAGCCTTGTCTTTATATATCCCAGCGAGAGTTTCATTAAGTTTAACGCCTGTATCATTATGCTCTAATAGAGCAACCATGAATGGTTTGAATTCACTAGCTTTCATAGTGTAATTACTCCTATAAATAAGTATCTCGGATACTTGTTATGTTAAGAGTCTGACTAACTGCTTATACAGTTAACCCTCTTACTATAGGGCGCATGTCCGTTGGCAGGGGGGTAGGGAACGAGGCAAGTGGTCATGACCACCCATGCTTAGGTACTCCGTACATCACAACCCCTATTTTTTAGATACTGTTCAAAATGAACTAAATTAAATTATTGACATCCGTTAGGTAAACCGTGTAAACTTCGCAGTATGAGTAACCCCATAGATAAAGTAACAGGCCCAGATTTCGCACATACATCCATCCTATCTCGGGGGCAACTCCAAATGATAGAAGACGATCCAGCGAAAATGGAAACTCTCGCAAGGCTGATGGGAGCAGTGAATCTGGACAATTTGTTCCGTCACATGCAAAATCCCACCATAAATCCAGCCACACGATTAGAATTTCAAAAAATGCTCAATAAAATGGGTAAATTAGAACCAGATGGAAAAGCAGTCGTCGGCGTAGATGCCGGGCCGCAAGTAGTTATCAACATAACTAGAGCCAAAGATAACGCTGATGAAGTGGTTATCGAGGGTACTCCCGCTCTAGAAGCATGACGCTAGCAGCTCCTGAACACGAAATTAATTTTGAAGTAATTGCATCGTTAGACGATTTCTTTTACTCAACCAAGTTTATCTCCCTAGCGGTTGGTCCAGTAGGATCGACGAAGACGACCGCGGGTATCATGAAAATTTTGCACCACGCCGCTGTCATGGCACCGTGTAAGGATTGTATCCGCAGGTCGCGCGCTATTTGGGTACGTAACACCAGAGAGCAGTTACGTGATACATCGATACCAGATTTTATGAAATGGATACCCGAAGGTATAATGGGTTCGTTCCTTAAGACCGAGTATAAATTCGTGATAAAGGTTGGTGATATAGAGTGTGAAGTGTTATTCAGGGGACTTGATGACGCAAACGACGTCCGTCGTCTGTTATCTCTTCAGGCTAGCTTTTTTATCTTCGACGAGTTTAGAGAAATACATCCCGACATCTTCAACGCTGCCCAAGGTCGTCTCGGACGTTACCCGGATAAAATGATGAACCAAGTAGGTTGTAAGACGGATGATGGGGATTCGAATGCACATCTGTGGGGGATGACTAACCCACCAGACCAGGATACTTTTTGGGAAGACATACTTAGTAAGCCGCCGGAGAACTGTCATGTGACGATACAACCGTCAGGACTAGCCCCGGAAGCGGACTGGACACAATTTTTGCCAGATGACTACTACGACAACTTAGCTCATGGTAAAACAGAGGACTGGGTTGCGGTTTACATACACGCTGAGTTCGGTAAGTCTCTCTCTGGGCAGCCAGTGTTTCGTGCGTTTGATAGATCCGCGCATGTGGCTAAGGAACCTATGAAACCGATGTTCATGGATGCTCCGTTATTGATAGGAATTGATGCTGGGCTCACGCCCGCGGCAGTCATAGGACAGTTAGCATACGATGGTAGAATAGTAATATATGATGCGATAACGTCTGATGGGATGGGCGCACTCAGGTTCGTTAGAGAGAAACTCAAGCCATTATTGACAAATAAGTTTCCTGGACGCAGAGCTCTTGTTATAATTGACCCAGCTGCGTTTCAGAGGGTACAGACAGATGAGCGTACCGTAGCAGACATATATAAAAATGAAGGTTTTGTAATAAAACCTGCTAGAACAAACTCAATTGCTGCTAGAATAGCAGCTGTAGAAAAGTTTTTGACTAGAGTGGTTGATGGCAAATATGGGGTAGTTATAGACCCTGAGTCTGGAAGTTCACTAGTAAAATGTCTTGCTGGTAAGTATCGGTACAAGATAAACACTAAGGGCGTTAAAGACGAGAAACCAGAAAAATCGCACCCTTGGTCTGACATTGCAGACGCATTTCAATACTTGTGTTTGCACGCCGATGGTGGAGAAGTGTTTGGAAGCATGACAGTTGCCAACGAACGCAGAGAAATTAAACACGTCTCGGCCGGAGGCTGGACATAGGAGATAGTTCATGAACATTATTCCAGTAGCAAGTGCGTCAAAGTTAGAGAAAGAAGCACTCAAGAAAAACGAAAAAAATCAATTAAAACCTCTTATAGTAGGCCTAGCTGCACACGTTACTAAACGTTGGCACGTTATGCGTGACCACAAGAAAGAAGAGATTGAAGACAGATTAACTGAAACAGCCCGTGCAAGAAACATGGAGTACTCTCCAGCTAAGATGGCAGAGATACAATCTCAGGGTGGTTCGGAAATCTTTATGGGTATTGTTAGTACGAAGTGTCGTACAGCTACTGCGTGGTTAAGAGATACATTACTTGGCACTGGTGGAGATAAACCATGGTCTATCTCAGCAACTCCTATTCCAGATGTTCCGCCAGACATAATAGATAGACTAGAGGGCATAATGCAGCAAAACCTTATGCAGTTTTATGACCAAGGCGGAGACCAAATAGACTCCAGTAACCTACAGCAATTAGCTGCAGGTATGAAAGATACTGCAATGCGTGAGATGAAACACGAAGCTGAAAAGCGTGTTGACCGTATGGAAAAGAAAATGGAAGACCAGCTTATAGAAGGTGGTTATGTTAAATCATTGTTCGAGTTTACTAACGATATTGCAACGTACCCGTACGCTGTTCTAAAAGGCCCAGTTCCTAGAAAGCGTAAAGTTTTAAAATACGCTGAAGGAGGAGGTTTAGAGCCACAAGACGTTGTTAGAGACGAGTGGGAACGTGTTGATCCTTATAAGTTTTATTGGGCTCCTTGGGGAGACGATGTACAAAATATGCCTGTAATAGAGATTCACCACTTAACTAGAGCCGACCTCGAAGCTATGATAGGCGTCGAAGGCTACGACGAAGACGCGGTAAGAGCGTTGTTGTCGGATTTCGGAGCAGGCGGTATTGACTGGCTAGACCATGAAGACTCGGAAATGGAAGACCTAGAAGGTAAAGATTTTGACGATATTGATAATGACTTAGTCGGCGCCATACAATTATGGGACTCTATTCCAGGGACTCTGCTTTTAGAGTGGGGCATGAAAGAAAAAGAAATTGATGACCCTCAAAGGTCATACCCTTGCGAAGTGTGGATGGTAAATGATACAGTTATTAAAGCAGTGCTAAATTATGACCCACTAGGTCGTAAGCCATATTACGTCACGTCGTTCGAGAAGGTCCCAGGTAGAATCGACGGCAACGGAGTAGCAGATTTATGTATGGACGCGCAGAGCATGTGTAACGCTGCGGCTCGTTCACTATCAAACAACATGGGTATTAGTTCTGGCCCACAGGTAGGAGTTAACGTAAGTCGCCTGCCAGCCGGAGAAGATATTACTCAGATGTATCCTTGGAAGATTTGGCAGTTTCAACAATCAGAATTTGGAGATTCGTCTCCACCGATGAACTTTTTCCAACCTGGATCAAATGCACAAGAACTTATGGGTGTGTTTGATAGGTTTATGGATATTGCAGATGAGATGACAGGTATACCTAAATATATGACGGGGCAACACGTCCCAGGCGCAGGCCGTACGTCGTCGGGTCTGTCAATGTTGATTTCTAATGCAGGTAAGAGTATTAAACAAGTAATAGCTAACATCGATCACGATGTTTTGACACCTATGCTTGAAAGGCAGTACCAGAGAAACTTAAGGTACAGTGAAGATTTAGATTTAGTAGGAGATATACAAATTATTGCTAAAGGTGCTATGTCGCTTGTTGTTAAAGAAGCTGAGTCTGTTCGTAAGACTGAGTTCTTAAGATTAGTTTTAGAAAGTCCTGTAGCTCAACAGATTGTTGGATTGCCAGGCACGGCTGAACTTATGCGTGACCTTGCTGGTAACCTTAATGGAAACATTGACAGGTTAGTTCCTTCCAGAGAAGATGTTGAGAAGCAACAGCAGCAACAGCAAATGATGCAGCAGCAAATGATGCAGATGCAGGAGCAACAAATGGCTGCAGAGCAAGCTGCAAATTTACAGGAAGACGGAACAGAAATGGGTGGTAGACAAGATAA